TTTAAAGGTAAAAAGCAAATGTTCCAATCCGAGCATCTGCAGGAAAAGTGGGCACCTCTCCTCAATCATGAGGGATGCGACAAGATCTCTGATCCCCATCGTAGAGCTGTAACCGCAGTCCTGTTAGAAAACCAAGAAAAATTCGCTCAAGAGCAAGCCGCCTTCGAGGGCGGTGGTATGCTTACTGAGCAACCCACCAACGCTGTTGGTAATGGCGGATATACTTCCGCTGGTGGTCAAACCGTTGCTGGTTTTGATCCTGTTCTAATCTCACTGATTAGACGCTCCATGCCTAACCTGGTCGCTTATGACCTCGCTGGCGTACAACCAATGTCTGGTCCTACCGGACTGATCTTTGCAATGCGCTCTAAGTACAGCACTCAGTCTGGTACAGAGGCACTGTTCAACGAAGCAGATACCGCATTCGCAGGTCAGAACGAAGGATTCGATCTCGTCAACGGCATGTCCGATGTTGCCGCTGGTTTGGGTACTACCGCACAATCAGGTAGCAACCCTGCTGTACTGAACCCTGTTGGCACAGCATCCTCTACGGGATATGATGTTGGTCAGGGTATGCGTACTGACGACGCTGAAGATCTTGGCACCTCTGGTGACAACTTCAACGAAATGGCATTCTCAATCGAGAAAGTCACCGTCACCGCTAAGTCCAGAGCACTGAAAGCAGAGTACTCTTTAGAACTGGCACAAGACCTTAAGGCAATCCATGGTCTGAATGCTGAAGCGGAACTCGCCAACATCCTCTCTTCTGAGATCCTGGCTGAGATCAACCGTGAAGTCATCAGAACCGTCTATAAGGTTGCTGAGCAAGGCGCTGTTTCTAACACCGCTACTGCTGGTATCTTCGACCTGGACATCGACTCCAATGGTCGTTGGTCTGTTGAGAAGTTCAAAGGACTTCTGTTCCAAATCGAGCGCGATGCAAACGCAATTGCACAACGCACTCGTAGAGGAAAGGGCAACATGATTCTGTGTTCCGCAGATGTTGCTTCCGCACTGACCATGGCTGGTGTACTTGACTACACCCCAGCACTCAACGCCAACCTCAACGTTGACGACACCGGTAACACCTTCGCTGGTGTTCTGCAAGGTAAGTATCGTGTATACATCGATCCTTATTCTGCAAACCTCACCTCTGCAAACGGAGCAGGCGGCAACCAGTACTACGTTGTTGGTTATAAGGGTACTTCACCTTATGACGCTGGTCTGTTCTATTGCCCATACGTTCCTCTTCAGATGGTTCGTGCAGTTGGCGAGAACACCTTCCAACCAAAAATCGGATTCAAGACCCGCTACGGCATGGTCGCGAACCCATTTGCAGAAGGAACCACCGTTGGCGCAGGTCGCCTCAGAGTCAACAGCAACCGCTACTACAGACGTGTGGCTGTGAAGAACTTGATGTGATTCATATTCACAACCTTCAAGACCTCCTTCGGGGGGTCTTTTTTTATTATGTGGATAAATAGTAAAAAACTGTATTAGTAATGGCGACCAGAAAGAAGGCTAAAGAAAGAACAGGAACTCCTTTAGATAATAGAAATTTTCTTTCACCAACAGGGTTTAAGTTTTCCTTGAAAAGAAGTCCTGCCGCAGCATTTTTCTGTAATCAGGCAAACATCCCATCCTTAGATCTTGGAGTTGCAACTCAACCATCATATCTAAAAGATATTGATGTTCCTGGAGATAAAATTCAATTTGGAGATTTAAATATCAGATTCTTAGTTGATGAGGATCTTATTAATTATATGGAACTTCAAAATTGGATTCGTGGTCTTGGATATCCAGAATCGTTAAAAGAGTTTGATGATTTAGAAAGTGAAGCGGTTGGATCAATGTATGAAGATGGAGATAACATCTATTCGGATGGAACATTACAAGTCTTAAGTAGTAATCTTGTAGCAAAGTTTAATATAAATTTTAAGGATTTATTTCCGGTTTCTTTATCTACTATTACGTTTGATGCTACTGACACAGACATTGATTACTTTACAGCAGAAGCAACTTTCAAGTATACTATATACAACCTCACTGATTTGAACAATAATCCTTTATGATCGATCTTGACAAACTTCAAGGGATGTGGGAGACAGATTCAAAAATTGATAGAGACAACCTACATGATGAATCACTAAATATCCCCTCTCTACATGCAAAATACTTTGAACTTTATAATACACTCTTTCTACTAAGAAAGAAAGCAGAACAACAAAGAAAAAATATAAGACACGAAAGATATGAGTACTTCAGTGGTAAAGCAGATCCTGATGTATACATTGAATCTCCATTTCCTAAAAAAATCAGAGATAAGGATACTATGCAAAAGTATCTTGATGCAGACGACAAACTCTCTACAGTATGCTTAAAGATTGATTATTATGATACGATGCTTGTCTATATTGAGAGCATACTGAAGCAAATAACTAATCGCACATACCAAATCAAAAACGCAATAGAGTTTATGAGATTTAATTCTGGATTAGGATAATGGATGAAGAAGGTTATTATCACTTAGAATTACCTATAGAAGGAATTCGTCTTATCCATACAGGTTTATCCCAAGCTGTGGAGAGATGGCCTGGCGGAGATGCTCAAGAGCAAGAGGATCTTATTATGATGAGAGATAATTTTTATAGAATTGTATTGGAACACAAGTTTGAGAATATGTAATAAATATTTGTAGATGAATGGGTCTACGTGATTGATACGACTGCCAATCTTATTATATCTAAATCAAACGAAGTATTTTTAAAGATTAATACAGAACCTCATATAGAATATGAACTTAGAGACCACTTTAAGTTTGAGGTTCCAAATGCAAAGTTTATGCCACAATATCGTGGTAGAAACTGGAACGGAGAGATTCATTTATATGATATGAGATCAAAACAGATCTATGTTGGTTTGTTAGATAAGATAGTATCCTTCTGTAAAAACTACGGATACACCTATAGGTTTGAAGATAATAAGTTTTATGGCACCCCATATGAAGAGAACGACGGTATATCGTTAGAAGGTGTCAAGGATTACATGCATTCCATTTGTGCTCATACTCCCAGGAAGTATCAAGTTGAGGGAGTATACGGTGCCCTAAAGCATAATAGAAAACTATTGATATCTCCCACTGCTTCTGGCAAATCGTTGATGATTTATTCTCTCGTAAGATATTACGTTGAGAGAGGGGAAAAAATTCTCTTAGTTGTTCCAACGACATCTCTTGTAGAACAGATGTATAAAGATTTTCTTGATTATGGTTGGGATGCTGATTCATATTGCCACCGTATCTATTCGGGTAGAGAGAAAAGTAATGAAGCTCCAGTAACGATTACAACGTGGCAATCTGTCTATAAATTAGATAGATCTTTCTTTGAGGAGTATGGTGTCATTATAGGCGATGAAGCACATTTATTCAAGTCTAAATCTTTAATTCAGATTATGACAAAGCTTCATCATGCAAAGTATCGTTTTGGATTTACCGGTACTTTAGACGGCACACAGACGCACAAGTGGGTGCTAGAGGGATTGTTTGGACCATCATATAAAGTAACAAGAACTGACGAATTAATGAGACAGGGACATCTTTCACAACTTGATATTCAATGTCTTGTACTTAAACACCCACCTCAAAACTTTGAAGTATATGAGGATGAGATACAATATTTAATCAGTCACGAACAGCGCAATAGATTCATTAAAAATCTTGCTTTAGATCTTAAGGGAAATACTCTTATCCTTTTTGCAAGAGTTGAAGCACATGGTGCCATACTCTACGATGAGATAAATAAAAACAAGGGTGATGACCGTAAGGTATTTTTTGTACATGGTGGAGTAGATGCAGAAGAAAGAGAACAAGTACGAGAAATAACCGAACAAGAAAACAACGCTATCATTGTTGCTTCTTATGGAACTTTTAGTACAGGTATCAATATTAAAAAACTCCATAATGTTATCTTTGCCTCTCCAAGTAAATCAAGAGTCCGTAATCTTCAAAGTATTGGACGAGTTCTTAGAAAAGGAAAAGACAAAGTAAAGGCAACTTTGTATGATATCTCCGATGATTGCTCCACTAAGTCAAGACGTAATTACACACTTAATCATTTCATAGAAAGAATCAAGACGTATAATGAAGAAAATTTTAACTATGAGATAATCACTATTCAACTAAAAGTATGATTGAAGACGATTTTTACTGTACACTTAAATTAAAATCAGGTGAAGAAATCTTTGCTAAGGTTGCTGCATCTGATGAAGATGATAGAACAATGTTATTGGTATCTAACCCAATCGTTGTATCTGAAGTTAAAGGTAAATCAGGAACAAAGGGATATCGTGTAGAACCCTGGCTAAAGACTACTACTGAAGATATGTTTATTATTAATATAGATAATATTCTTACGATGTCTGAATCATCTGATATTGAAATGATTATGATGTATCAAAATTATGTACGTCAATCACAAAAGGGTGGTGGTAATACAGAGAATAACTCCAAACTTAATAGAAGAATGGGATATCTAGGAAACACAAGAGACGTTAAAGAAATTCTAGAGAAGATATTTAAGAGTAGCTAATACAATCCCTATCAACCCTCACAAAGGTAATTGTACACAATATTAGACACCTTGTCAAGTGCTCATTAAGATGATATAATCTATACATAATATGAGATAAACTTATGATAAGACCAGGTATGACCAGAAGAAAAAGATCTGAGCATTATGTGAATAATAAGGAATTGCTTGCTGCTCTTGTTAGTTACCGCAGTGAAGTTGAAAGAACTTTCTTAGTAAAGCACGGTAGAGAACCTACGAAACAAGATAGAGCCCAGCATTGGGATACAAAACCACCAATTCCAAGATATATTGGTGAGTGTTTCTTGAAGATTGCAAACCATCTATCATTTAAACCAAACTTCGTCAACTACATGTTCAAAGAAGACATGATCTCTGACGGAATTGAGAACTGCGTTCAGTATATACATAACTTTAACCCAGAGAAATCCCAGAATCCCTTTGCGTATTTCACTCAGATTATTCATTATGCTTTTCTGCGTCGTATTCAGCGAGAGAAAAGACAGTTAGAAATCAAGAACAAGATTATCGAACGGTCTGGTTACAGCGAGGTGTTTGACGACAACAACACCCTTGACGGATCAAACTACAGTGAATACAACTCAATAAAAGATGCGGTTCATAGTAAGTTGAGGTATTAATTCTATAAATAGTTCGTATGATTTTCGTATGATTAATGCCAAGAGATAATGCCCAAAAAATAGCAAAAGAAAGGGGAGAAACTCATTACATCTCACAAAGACCTTGCAAAAGGTGTGGAGGATTTCAAAGATATGCTATTAGTGGATGCTGTTCTAATTTAGAATGCAGAAGAAAATATGAAAAAGAATGGACAAAAAATAATCCAGAAAAAAGACATTTGTATAACAAAAAGCGCAGATTGAAAGCAAATTTCAATTTAACTTGCGAAGAGTATGATGTAATGTACGAACAGCAAAATAGAGGATGTGCTATTTGTGGAGTAGAAAAAAGTGAAATGGGAAGAATATTAGCAGTAGACCACAATCACGAAACTGGAAAAATTAGAGGATTGTTGTGCAATAAATGCAATCAAGGATTGGGATTTTTTAATGATAATGTTGACCTCCTTCAAGGATCTATGCTATACTTGAAACAACATTCCTAATAACATGAAAGTTGCGATAATTACGGACACTCATTATGGTGCCAGAAAAAACTCAAAGTTATTTCATGATTATTTCCTAAAATTTTATAATGATATATTTTTTCCAACACTCGAAGAGTATGGAATCAATAAAGTTATTCATTTAGGAGATGCTTTCGACAGTCGTAAGGGTATTGATTTTTCTGCACTATCTTGGGCAAAAAATAATATTTTTGATCGATTTCAAGAAATGAGTATTGATGTTCATTTAATTACTGGTAATCATGATTGCTATTACAAAAATACTAACGAAGTGAATGCAGTAGATCTGCTTTTACGTGAGTATGAAAATGTAACTGTATATTCAGAAGCAACAGAAGTCAATCTTGGTGGACTGAAGACACTGTTTATTCCGTGGATTAATCAAGAAAATGAGAATACTACTCATCAACTTATTAAAAAGACAAGTTGCAAGTGTGCGATGGGGCACCTTGAGCTCAACGGATTTAGAGTTAATAAACAAATCGTCATGGACCATGGTCATGAGAGTGAGTTATATTCAAAGTTCTCCAAGGTCTACAGCGGTCACTATCACACCAGATCGGATAATGGACAGGTCTATTACTTGGGGAACCCATATGAAATGTTCTGGACAGATGTTGGTGATCGGAGAGGATTCACAATTTTTGATACAGAAACTCTTGAGCATTTTCACGTAGATAATCCATATAGGTTATTCTATAACATCTATTACGAAGATACTGATCATCAAACATTTGATGCTCGTGAATATGAGAACAAGATTGTAAAGGTTATTGTTAGGAAAAAAACTGATATTAAAAAGTTTGAAAAATTTATTGATAAACTTTATACTGTAGGGATCGCGGAATTAAAGGTCACTGAAAATTTTGATTTTGCTGGATGGTA